CTTTCCACCTTGGATTGAAGAAACACAATTTATTCCTAAACGAGATAATAAAAAAATGGGTTACAAAGCAGGTGTTGCTTTTATTAAAAAGAAAGAAATACAATTTAATCCAAACTCAAGAGATCACATTGCTTTTAGATTAAAAGAAAATCGTAATTGGAAACCAAAAGAATTTACACCTGATGGTAGAGCTAAAGTTGATGATGAAATTTTAAAAGAATTAGAGTGGCCAGAAGCTAAAGTATTATCAAGATATTTTATGATACAAAAACGTATAGCTCAAATAGCAGAAGGTAATAATGCATGGTTAAAATTAGAGAGAAACAATAGAGTTTATGGTTCAATAAATATTAATGGTGCTATTACAGGAAGAGCTACACATAGTAATCCTAACTTAGCACAAGTACCTGCAGTAATTTTAGAGTATGGTCCTGAGTGTCGTTCGTTATTTTGTGCAAGTGAAGGTCATGTATTGGTTGGAGCTGATATGTCACAAATAGAATTACGAATATTAGGTCATTATATTTCTGCTTATGATGGTGGCGAGTATGCTGATGATGTTATTAATGGAGACATACATACAAGAACACTACAAGCATTAGGTTTAAAACAAGAAGAAAGATGGCTTGCAAAAAGATTTATGTACACATTTCTCTATGGCGGAGGTGGAAAGAAACTAGGTGAAGTAATGGGTACAACTACTGAAGAAGGTTTTAAATTAAAAGATAAGTTTTTAAAAAAGATACCTGCATTAAAACAGTTAGTAACTAAAGTACAAGAAGTTTCAGCTAACGGTGACATTGGTGCACTTGATGGTAGACGAGTATTTTGTAGATCACAGCATAGTGCATTAAATAGTTTATTACAAAGTGGTGCTGCTATTGCTAGTAAATATTGGATAGCAGAATGTAAATCATTTTTAAATGAAGACTGTAAATTAGTTGCATGGATCCATGATGAATTAATATTAGAAGTTAAAAAAGGTAAAGAAGATTTTATTAAACAAGAAGTAATAAAAGCTATCGAAAGAGCTGGAGTTAAATCAAAGCTTAGAGTTCCACTTACTGGAGATAGTAACATTGGCCACACCTGGAAAGCAATACATTAGTAGAAATTTGAGTGGCAGAGTTTTAACCCGTGGTTATACAGAAAACGGTTGGACTTATTTAGATTTAAGAACTCGTAAATCTAGAGTTAGTGAACGTTGGGTTAAATCAAGTTATTATAAAATAATGTGTATTACTCAAGCTTGGCAAGCTTCACAGCGCAGAGCTAAAATAAAAAAATTAAAACACACAATTACTTTATTACAACTAATCAAATTATATCCTAAAGATAACATGTGTCCTGTTTTTAAAACACCTTTAGTATTTGGTGGTGGTTTAAATAAATTTTCACCATCAATAGATAGAATAAATAACTCAAAAGGTTATGTCAAAGGTAACGTTCAATGGATTTCATCACGAGCAAATACTCTTAAACGAGATGCAACAGCAAAAGAATTATACACACTTGCAGATTATATATCAACAATCAACAAAACAAAAATATGAAAAATGTATTATTAATAGATGGTGACATACTAGCTTATACAATAGCTAGTAATAGTGAAAAAGCTATAAATTGGGGTAATGACTTTTGGACGTTACATACAGATTTTAAAGAATGTAAAGACAAAGTAAAAGATTATTTAAAAAATGTAACAGATAATTTTAGTGCTAAAAAAGTATATATATTTTTATCTGATACTAATAATTTTAGAAAACAAATATATCCGGCTTACAAATTAAACAGAACTAATAAAAGAAAACCAACTTGTTTACCTGAAATAAGAAGACACTTGTTTGAAGAATACGAAGCTATAAGTGAACCAAGATTAGAAGCTGATGATTTAATGGGTATATTTGCTACTGATCCAGATATTAAAGGTAATAAAATAATTGTATCTATAGACAAAGATTTAAAAACTATACCAGGAAATATATCTATAGATTTAGAAACTGTAGAAAAAATAACTAAAAAGAAAGCTAAATATAATCATGCTTTACAAACTTTGTGTGGTGATAGTGTTGACAACTTTCCAGGAGTGCCTGGTGTTGGACCAGTAAAAGCAGCTCAAATACTTAATACTAAAAATTTGTGGTCAGCAATAGAAGAGTCTTTTATTAAAGCTAAGTTAACAAAAGAAGATGCACTACTACAAGCAAGACTAGCTTACATACTGCAGCATGGTGACTATGATTTTAAATCTAAAAAGATAAGAATGTGGAGGCCAAGTGTCTAATCCAACAGATCCAAAACACTACAATCAATTAAAAATCCAACCAAGAGATTATATAACAGCTAATAAACTTGATTATAATGAAGGTAATGTTGTCAAATATGTTTCTCGTTGGCGTTCTAAAAATGGTTTAGAGGATTTATTAAAAGCTAAAAACTATTTAGATTATTTAATACAAAATGAAAAAGATAAAAATAACAGCAAATAGTAGCATGTTTAGATAAAAATAAACAATTTATGGCTAAAAACGAAGACTTTACTTTACCACTTTTAACAGACGATTTGATTAAGGAATTAGACAAATTATTTCCAGATCAATGCGCAGATCTAAAAGAAAGTGAACGAATGATATTTTTTAAAAGTGGTCAACGATCGGTTATAGATTTTTTAAAATCAAAACAAACAGACAATATATTAAAAAGGAAATAAATTATGTGTGCACCTAGAAGACCTAAAATGCCAGCACCACCACCACCAGCTCCGGCTCCGGTTCCTACACCAGTAGCAGATACGAAAGTACCTGAATTAGACCTAGCTATTGAGACTGAAGGTCAAGAAAATGCTAAGAAGAAAAAAGCTAAAAAACTTGGCAAGAAGTCTTTAAGAACTGATGTGATGACTTCTGGTAGTTCTGGTTTAAATATACCATCTTAATTAATTAAATTACATGTTACAAAAAGATAACAATTTAAGTAAATTATACGAAAAGTTATCTATCAAAAGAGACGAGTTTTTAGATAGAGGACGAGAGTGTGCTGAGTTAACTTTACCAGCTATACTCCCACACGAGGGATTTGGTAGTAGTGATGATTTATATACACCATATCAATCAGTAGGTTCTAGAGGTGTTAATAATCTAGCATCTAAATTGTTGTTACTATTACTTCCACCTAACGCACCATTTTTTAGATTAAGTTTATCAGGTAAAGTTAGAGAAGAATTAGAACAAGATCCAAAATTAAAAACTAGTGTAGAAAAATCTTTAGCTAAAATTGAAAGAGAAGTAATGAATGCTATTGAACAGAGTGCTTTAAGAGTACCTGTGTTTAGTGCATTAAAACATTTAATTATTACTGGTAATGTTTTAGTACATTTTCCAAAAGAGGGACAAATGAAAATTTATCCTTTAAGTCAGTATTGTATTAAAAGAGATAGTCAAGGCAGTCTTTTAGAAATAGTTATTAAAGAAAGTATATCACCATTAAGTTTATCAGTTGAAGTAAGAGCTGCTTGTCAGGTTACAGATGCAGATGAAGAAATAGATTTATACACTTGTATTAAAAAACAAGAAAATGGAAAATACTCAGGTTATCAAGAGTGTAATAAAGTAGAAATACCTGGAAGTTACGGAACTTATAAAGAAGATGATTTACCGTACATACCACTTCGTATGATTAGAGTTGACACTGAGGACTATGGAAGATCTTACTGCGAGGAATTTCTTGGCGACTTGAAGTCGATCGAGGGTTTATCTAAAGCTTTATTAGAATCAGCAGCAGCATCTTCAAAAGTAGTGTTTATGGTTAGACCAAATGCACTAACTAAAAAAAGAGATTTAGTTGAATCAAACAACGGTGATATTATTACTGGTGTTAAAGATGATGTTTCAGTTTTACAAACTGATAAACAATATGATTTACAAATAGTTGAAAGAAGTATTAACACAATAGCAGAAAGACTTTCTTATGATTTCTTATTACAAAGTGCAGTAACAAGAGATGCTGAACGAGTAACTGCTGAAGAAATTAGAAAACTAGCAAATGAATTAGAGTCAGCTTTAGGTGGTATCTATTCGTTGTTGTCACAAGAATTACAATTACCTTTAGTTAATTTATTAATGAAAAGATTATCTGCAAAACAGATGATCCCTAAATTACCAAAAGGAAGTATACAACCAACAATTATAACTGGTGTAGAAGCTTTAGGTAGAGGTAATGACTTACAAAAATTAAGAGAGTTTGTGCAAGACATGACTGCGTTAGCAAGTGTTAATCCACAAGCTGCTGAATTAATTAATATTAATGATTTAATAAACAGAATTGCTACTTCACACGGTATCGATACTGAGGGATTAATTAAGGACGAAGAACAAATAGCTCAAGAACAGCAACAAGCTCAAGCTGATCAAGCAGGTCAAGCTGCTATCGATCAAGGTATGGGTCCTGCAATTCAAGGTGCTGTTGAGGGAGTTAGAGATGGTTCCGTAAGTCCTGAACAAATATCACAAGCTGTACAACAAATACCCGGAGGAAATTAATGGTAGAAAAAGTACAGGTGGAAACACCAGAACCAGTAGAACCAACAGTTGAAGCACCTGCTGAAACAACTACTGAAACAGTTGAAGAACAACCTAAAGAAAAAATATTAGGTAAATTTGATACACAAGAAGATTTAATTAAATCATATCAAGAGTTAGAAAAGAAAATTGGTCAACCTAAAACTGAAGATAAAGGTTTAGAAATTGAAGCTAAAGCAGAAGAAGCTGTAGCTCAAGCTGGTTTAGATATGTCAGCTCTTCAAAATGAATACGATACTAATGGTGAGTTATCAAAAGATAGTATTGATAAATTAACATCAGTTGGAATCGATAAAAGTATTATAGATGCTTATATTGATGGCCAAAGTGCTTTAGCACAAAATATTGAAACAGATATTAAAAGTGTTGTTGGTGGTAACGATCAATATAAAGAGATGATGGTATGGGCTAAAGAAAACTTAAGTACAGAAGAAGTATCTGCATACAACAATACAGTTAATAGTAGAGATGTTGCATCAGTTAAATTAGCTGTGTCTGGTTTAAAAGCTCGTATGGACGCAGGTAAAGAACCAAATTTAGTACAAGGTAAAGCGTCAATAACTTCTAATGGTTATGAGTCTTGGGCTCAAGTTACAGAAGCTATGGCTGATCCCAGATATACTAAAGATCCTGCTTATCAAGCAGAAGTACAAAGTAAACTAAGCAACAGTAATCTATAGGACAAGATATGTATAAATCAAAAAGTAAAGGTAAGAAGATGTTAACAAAGAAACAAAAAACTTTACCAGCATCTTTAAAAAATAAAATTAAAAAAGCTAAGAGGAAGTAATGGCAAGACAAGGACTCTACGCTAATATCAATAAAAGAAAACGAGCTGGTACTTCTCGTTCAAAAAAGAAAAGTACAATATCAGCTAAAGCATATAAAAATATGAAAGCTGGTTTTCCTAAAAAGAAAACAGCATAAGTGGTAGCCAAAAAGTATCAAAGTCCTTCTGGCGGCTTAAATGCTGCCGGAAGAAAACACTTTAATTCTAAAGGACATAAACTTAAAGCTCCTGTAACAGGTAAACCTAAAGCAGGTTCAAAAGCTGCAGGAAGAAAAAAAAGTTTTTGTGCGCGTATGAGTGGAGTTAAAGGACCAATGAGAAAAAATGGCAAGCCTACTAGAAAAGCTTTAGCTTTAAGTAAGTGGAAATGCTAAAATAGTTGTGCAACCTTATTAGGTGGCAACTGAGTAAACATAACAAGATAATAAAACTTGGCCGTCTGCGGACGACAACCCTGAAAATAAAACGGAAAATGTTTCTCTTTTATTAATAACAATCAACCATAACAATAGGAGATTATTATGGCAGTAGCAGCACCCGCTAGCATTGGACGAATCAATGCGGCAAATGCAGAAGATGCGTTATTCTTAAAAGTCTTTTCAGGCGAAGTTCTTACAGCGTTTGAAAGATCTAGTGTAACGCAAGGCGCAGAGATGGTTAGATCTATCTCTAGCGGTAAGTCGGCGAGCTTTCCAGTAATGGGAAGAATCGCAGCGGCATACCACACTCCGGGCGCGGAGATTGTTGGAACAGATGTTAACCACAATGAGAAAGTTATTACAATTAATGACTTACTTGTTAGTTCAGCATTCTTATCTAACATTGAAGAAGCAAAAAACCATTGGGACGTTAGAAGTTCGTACAGTGCCGAAATCGGCAGAGCTTTAGCTTTCCAAAAAGACAAACACGTCTTACAAACGATTGCGCAAGCAGCTGGTGGACAAACAGCAGCAGCAGCTAACATCACTGGTGGAGATGCAGGAACAGTATTAACTAATACTGGTATTGCGTCAGCAACAGCAGCGACAGCAGCAAACGCAATGATCGATTCATTGTTTGATGCAGCTTCAAACTTAGACTCTCACTACGTTCCAAAAGAAGGTAGAAAAGCGTTTATTAGACTTGAAGAATACTACAAATTAGCAAATGCAACTAATGCAGTTAACATTGACTTTAGTGGTGGAGCTAACGGTGGAGTAGCAGAAGGTAAAGTTATGAGAGTAGCTGGAATTGAATTAATTCCAACTGCACATTTCGTTTCATCTAATGTTAACTCTGGTGTAGATCAAGGTTCAGCAACTCAAGGTGGT